GTCGTTTAACTCTTTTAACGCGTTTTGCACCCCGTATACGTCAATTTGTCCGGTTATGCCCATAGCGTCGCTACCTTTTTTTGTGTGCCTCTGTCAACACTTTAGCCACGGTCTGCAAGTCTTGTAGCTCAAACGGGATATTAGGCGGCCACCAACCGACAGCTACTAGCACCTCGGCTAGCTGGCGTCTGTAGGTGCCGCTTCGGTAAAACTTGGTTGCTCTTGCTCGACAACCTCAATGTTGACAAGCTGTTTAATAAAGTTGTCAAACTCTGCCGGTACAACAATTTTGTTTAACTTAGACGCCTCAAACGCCAAATAGGCTAAATCCTCTATGCCAATGCCATTGGCCATGTCGGACGCCTTGCGTTTGAATTTCCTCTCCCATGCCACAACAACGTAAAGGTTGGTTGTAACCGTGTAAGTGTTGTCGGGTAACTCAACTTTTAGAGTTAGCTGCATAACTTGCCTCTTTCGTGTCGGGCCGTGTTGAGGCCGTTATTAAGATACGTCTACGGTGTACGCGCCGCCAGTAAACGTAATGTCAATAGTTGACAATTCGCCCATGGTTGCGCTAATTACTGGCAAAGACTCTAGGTAGGTGCCAGTCAAAGTAAAGCCCGGGTTTGTTGCTGTGTAGGTGCCTGGTGTTGTTGGTGCTTGTGGCGACACAATTACGGTTACTTGCGTACCGACAAGTGCGGCCAATGTAGCGTATGTTTCGCTTGTGGCGTAGCTCATGTAAAGCGTCAGGGTTAACTCGTTGTTTTGCAAGCCGGGCGACATAAAACGGGCAACGTCGCCAAATGCGGTGGACTCGAGCGCCTCAATGGTTTGTGTAAGCGTTGCGGCGGTGCACTGGTCGCGCAAGTTAACCGTTGCAATAATTACGTCCGGGTTACTTAGGTAAGTTGTTGTGGCCATGGGGTTACTCCTCGTTTGTGTCTATGTCTTTTTTAGCATTTTTTACGGGCTTAGGTGCGGATACTTTAATAAAACCGCCAGCTAGTAGCGCGTCAACGTTGGCACCGCGCATTACGGCTAGGTCGGCGTCAAATTCGGCGCCGGGTGTACCCACTCGAGGGCTAACAACGGTGTATTTGGTCATGCTGTAGTGCTCGCTTTCAAGTCAATGGTTAAATCATAGGCGGCGTACTCGGCCCCGCCGTAGATAGCTACCGTTGGGCGGCCGCCAGTAACCGCCACGTTTTTAGCCAACAGTAAAGCTGCCATATTCATTAGCGAGCGTTGCGCGTCAAGGTTGCCCGGGCCAAGGGTAATAAGCCGTACCGGAAACGTAATTTCGACAATGTTAAAGTTAAACGCCACAAAGCTAGGGGCGTCTATAAACGCGCACGGCGGGTTAATGTTCCGCGGGTCATTCGTGACAGTCATGCCCGTAATGCTTGTTAGCGTCGCTGTCAAGTCGTCTAACGCAACGTTAAAAAGGTCGGTGTATGCAGGTACGGGCATTAGGCAACCGCTGGTCGGTCAATACCCAACAGCTGTTTTACCATAGGGCTAAAGCCTGTTGAGCCGCCAGTAGTCATACCGTCAAACGACGCGTAATCCATGCCAGCGCTACCACGTTGCCTATACAAAAAGCCTGCATAAGCTACCGTGCCAAGGGTTACCGCGGCGCTCGGTGAGGTCGTCAAACTGTCGACGTACCCGGCTTGCTGGCGTCGCTTGTAACAAACGGCGTTGGCACTTGTGCGGCATTGCGTTAAAAACGCGGCGTCGGCCGCTGTAGCGGTGCCTATGCCTAACCAATCCTCAACTTGGCTGTCGAGCGTTACCCACGTACACGTAGGCGTAGTCGTCAGGGTGCCAGTAGCGGCCACAATTTGCACGTTGTCGGCCGTGCGCGCGTATAACACTTGGTTTTGTATTGGTAGCTGGTAGTCGTAAGTAAAAAAGCCTTGCTCGTCTACGCCTGTAAAATAGTATTGCGGCAAATCCGCTGTTAGATACGTGCCGTTAAACGTCGCGTCAACGCCGCTAATAACAATGGATTGCCCAACCTCGAGCGGGTCGGCGTTTGTTTGTAATACTAAAACCGCGTAATTGTCGGTTAAGTATTTTTGTGTGACCGAGTAAGCGGCCATAATGGCCTACCTTTCGGTTATCAGACGAACTTAACGAACTTGGTGGCGTCTGCCATGAAAGCGGCAGCGTAACCACGGAAAGCAATCGTGCGGCCCAAGGTAGCTGGTACCTCAACGCTAATTGCACCCTTTTGCTGTTCGTAGAATTCAAAGCCAGCGGCAGGGCCGGCAGCGTGACCCATGAAAGAGCCCGGTGCGTTCTTGTCAACAACAAGTACCAAGCCAAGCGGGTTGCCGTTCCATGAAGTAGCCGCCGAGTTGCCGGCAGCGTTTTGGCCCATAAGGTTTGGTGCACCCGTGTACGGAAATACTGGACGGTTGGAATCGTCTACCGAGCTGGCCAATGCGGCCCAACTTGCAGGCGTTACAAACATGTGCGTTGGCAGGTAGTTAGAGTTTGCCGAAATTTGACGGGCGCCCTCGTAAATTGCTGCTACCCAATCTGCACCTTTAGCGGTATCTGCTACCGATGAAGTTTGTGAGATTGCTGCATGGCAAGTGTCTACGGCGTAGTTGTCGGTTGCTTGGCCGTAAGCGATTGCGAGCTGGTTCAAAATGATGTCAATGCTTGATGGGTCTGACCAATCCAAATCTTGTTCGGAAACGGTCACGTATGTTCCAAAACTTAGTTTTGAAATATCCGAGTTGGACACCTCAACGGTTGACGCGTTAAGCGAGTCAAACTGTGCGGCCTGTTGTGTAACAACTGGTCGAGTTGTAATTTTTGGACGGCGGAAAGTTGCGCCAGCTGTCGGCATTGCCCTAGTCCCGATTGCACTAACAAACGGCCTAATTGGGTTAAGCGAATCGTAGACGCTGCCGGTGATGATTTCGGGCAAAATACCGGGTGTTGACTCGGTGTTAATATATGGTGCAACGCCGGGTGCAGCTTCGACAACTGCTTGCTTAATGTTTGCGTTGAGCTGTGCAAAGTCGGCGCCGCCACGTACGTAGCTAGCGATGTATTCCGAGGTGCTTGGCAAACGCAATTTGCGTGGCTGTGCATAAATGGTTTGCACGGTTGCGGCCTCAATAACGGCTGGTGTTTCTACGGTCTTTTCCATTTCGGTTAACTCCTCGTTTTCGTCTTGTGTATTATTTAACTCTATTTCGTCGGGCTCTTGGTGGATACTCGCCGCGACGCGCTGCACCTTGGCGGCCTCAAATGCGCCGTAGGGCAGCAAGCTGAGCTCTTGCCAATCGGCTTTAGTTACGACCATGGTTCCAGCCTCGTCAAAACTAAATTCGACGGGCAAAATGCCTACGCTTACGCTGTCTAAAACGCCGTCTTTTGCAAGTTCTAGCGCCTCGTTGCCTAGCGTTGTTTCGCTTATCTTGGCTTCAAACATGACGGTATCGCCTACCAACTCTCGAGCGGTCACCAAGCCGATTGGGCTAGTGCTGTCATGGTTTAGGTACATTTTGGGTTTCTTGCCCTCAAGCGGTAGTGCGCCCGGCTCGAAACGTACTTTTTGCCCGTCCGATACGACGGCCTCTACGCCGTATTGTAGGGCGACGCCAGCGAGGGTTCTACGTGGCAGCGCGTCACCTTTAGCGGCGTCTAAATTTAAGTCTTGCGGAATTAACCTAAGCATTGTTTACCTCGTTTGCCATGTCCGGCATTTGTTCGGCGCTGTCTTGGTATTGGTTTTCTAAATAGCTTTCAATGTCAAACATAACACCCGTGCCACGTGGCAGCACGTTATCCGCGCTTAGTGTTTCTTGTATGCAGTCAATATACGGTTTTACGCCAAACGTGTAGAGGTCGCGCGAGGCTTCGCTACTTGAAACATACGAGTAATTGCCAATGCTTACCGATACAAGGTAGGCAGGCACGTTTGCTATGCGCGCAATTTCTTTTGCTTGGTATTCGGCGGCGTCAATAAGTAGCATTTTGTCGGGTGTTGCGTTGTTAGGTATTACCTCTACAAATTCGTTTACCGCGCACGTAGCCGACGCGTAACGGGCGCTGTCGTAAGCCGCGGCCAAGTCGCTTAACTCTTGGGGGCTCATGGGCTCGCCGCCAGTCTGCCTAAGCGTTACGGCTGGTTGCAGCGAGCTCGAGTTGCGGTTGCGGGCCTGCTCTAGCTTTAGCGCGGTATCTACTGACGTTGCGCCGGTATAAATCAAACCTTGAATTGGGCTTAAAAACTGTACGCAATCCTCGTAACGAATTGGTAAGCCCTGAAACAAAATTTGTTTAGACGGGCCAAACCATACGCCAGTACCTTGTGCTTGGTCTTGCGTTGTAATCATTGCAGCGGGTAGACGTGTAAACGCTGCCGGGTATCCGTCGGCGGTGCGCTCGGTTATATACCAAAATGCCCGCCCATAAAAAAATAAATCGTCAAATGTCCACGAAAGTATAAAGTTATTTGTTACGCCTTTGTCAATACGTCGCAACCAACTACGCGGCGCCTCGGGTACTTTTTCCATTTCGTCGCCGTTCCACATTTCTTTATACATGACAAGCGGCAGACAGCCAACAAGGCTTGCCATTAAGTCGCGGCTACGGCTAATGGTTGGGACTTGCATAAAACGGCTACGGTTTACGCCGTCGGTGTACGCAAAAAAGTTGCCAATTTGTGACGCGCCAGCGTTGCTACCGGCAGCGGCTTTAACAACGGTTGCTGGTTCAGGTTTGCGCGTAAAAATAGCCATGGGTTTAGTGTGCCATATTTAGGCGGCTAATGGTGGCACTCGCTGGCGGCGAGCAATCCCCGACGGAAAGCAAGGCCAGCGAGCGCCACACAAACTTTAGCGGTTAGCGCCCATAATCATTGGTTTACCGACAAGTTGCGGGCGGCTTGCCATGGCGGCGGCCCATACCATACAACGCGCTGCCTCGATTGGGCCCGGGCTACGTGTCGATGATAAAGCAACACTACCGTTGTGTTTGATAAGTACGGCCCGCTCGACGTGTTGTGTTAGTAGTAGCTCGCCGTTGTGTTGTAAACGGTTTTCTACAATCATTGAGCGCACAGCGGCCGTCCATTTGAGTAGCTCACGGTAGCCAACTATGGTGCGGCGACGCTCCAGCGCGGGCGGGCAACTTACCTCTAGCGCGGGGATTATTGCTAGGCGTAGCCCCGGGTTGTTTTCTATTTCTAGGTCAACGAGCCGCCACATTTCGGCAACGCTGTTAGCGGTAAACGCTACGGTTACGTGTGTTTTGTTGCCAGCTTGTACGGCGCGGACGGCGGTATAGCGGGCTTCGTCTGTTGAGCTTTCGATAGCTAACACTCCGCCGGGGGGTGGCGGGGTATCGGTTTTGCAAGCGTCAAAGACTCCCGTTTCTAGCCAACCCGCTGTTACCGCTTGCCAAAGGTTTACGGACGCCCGTAAAAACGCCGAGCGGTTAGGGCCGAGCGCTTCGCCCTCGATTACGTCTAGGTCAATAAGGCCGCCAGCAAGTGCCGGGTTGGCGTACTCCCATGCCTCGGGCGTCATTGGGTCTAGTTGTGGGCTTGGGCTAAATTCGGCAAAGTACAAAGTTGTTTGTTTGCCGCTGTCTATTGCCCTTAAACCTTGGTCACGCCAACGCAAAAGCGCGGTGGATTCTTGCGTCCCCGCTGTGCTCACAAGCAAACACAACGGGTTTTTACGTGCACGTTGAGACGGCAATAAACCGTCGTCAATAGCGGCCTCAGATATTTGCCATACCTCGTCGGCGGTAATTAGGTCGGCGCTGTAACCGTGACCCGCTGCCGGGGTAGCTGCTCGAATATGCCACACGCTGCCATTTGGCATTGTTAGCTTTTGGCGTCCGTAACTCCACGAAACTTCGGCCCCAAATTTGGCCTCGAGGATTGGCGCCAAATAACTGAATTGCGCGGCTGTCAAATCCAACTTATGACTAACGCTAATTACCGTTTGCGGCTGGCCTCGGTGCTCTGCCTCTTTAGTAAGCCAATGCCCAATGACGGCGCTTGACAAAAGGCTCTTGCCGTTTTGCCGGGCCACACTTATTAGCCCTACACGGTGTAACCATTTGCCAACGTCGTCAAAAGCGGTCAAACCCTCTAAGCAATGCAGCTGCCACGCCATAAGCGGTAGCCCAAGCACCCTCTCCGCAAACTCCCCAATTTCGGTTGCGCGTGATTGGCTGCCAACGTGCGTAGTTGTTTCTAGTCTCGGTTGATAGCGGCCGGTTAGAGCTGGTTCGGGCTGGTTTCCAAAAAATATAGGAATTAGAGCT